GCCTTCTCGGCGCCTTGCCACAGGTACTCGTGCACCAACAGCTCCTTGCGGTTGGCGGTTCCGAACACTACAATGTTGGACGTGCTGCTGGCGCGCACGAAACGGAACGGTCCCTTGACGTAGCGCGGAATGTGCGTGGTTACGTCCTCGGCCTGCACCTGTGCATCAGTGTACTGGCTCGGCACCATCTCCCATACAGCGCCGAAGTCCTGTGAGCGCGGGGCCACGAAGAACACGGAGCGACCGGTGGCAGCTGGGCCAGTGTCGTTGGTGCAGCTGTACTGGGTCGCCACACTGGCCACGGCGGTGCGTGGGGTCAGCAGTGCGCTGCCGGGCACAATACCTTGGTGCGTCTTGGCGAACAGGATCAAGTCCTTGTTGAACTGCACAGCGTACTCGTACGGGCTGCTTACGGCGGCGTTAGCGGCAGTCTCCCACGGGTCGGAGTCCAGCAGGCTTGCCACGGAGGATCGGTACCAGCGCAGCGGCTTGTCCGAGCCCGAGGCACAGACGTACTCGTTGGACAGGATGATTAGTCGGCCCTGCATTGTAGCGAAGCCGGTGATCCCGAACCGGGTGAAGGCGAAGCTCGGGTTGCTATCGGCGTCCCCGGATGCACGGCGCTCATACGCCGGGGCTTCCAGCAGATACGCGGAGCCCGTGTACGACAGGCGCAGGGGCATGTTAGTGAGCACGGTCTGCGCAGCTGGTGCTGCGTCCTCGACCCACTTCTTGGTGCCATTCTCCCACCGGTAGTACGACTTACTGGTGGTGGTGCCAACAGCCACAACGTACCCGTTCGCCTCTTGCGGCAGGTTTGCCGGCAGCTGTGAGGTATCCCGTATGCTGCTGGCGTTACTGCACAGCATGTACGCGCTACCAGAGTCGGTGCTGATTGTAATGGCGTATGGTGCAGAGATGAACAAGTAGGCACCCACCCGCGAGTACACAAAGCCCTGTGCCGTCCCGATAGTTGCGTTGGCCGCAGCTGCCGTGGTCAAGTCTGCCATGATCTTCTCGGGCTGGGCGTCCGCTGCGCTAGTGGCGCTAGTAGTCTTCGATACGGTCGTGGTGACGCCAGTGCTCCGCCGGGTGATTGACAGGTTATAAATCTTACTGAACGCGCCGGACTGCACGAACGCGTACCCGGTCTTAGCGGGGTCTGGGAGTCCGCTGGCGCTGCCGGCAGGTACCTCGGTCGGCTTAATTGAGGTGTTCGCAATGAACAGCTCCTCCCCAAGACCAGCGAAGCGGATACTCTTGCAGCTTGCAGCCAGCAGATACGTGTTCGTGCTTGTGTACAGCTCAGTACCATCGGCCTCGCGGATCACCTGTAGTTTACCTGTGGCAGTGTTGACCAGCAACAGCATATCTTCACCGCCGATATTCGTCCGGTGACTGGTGATTTTGGCCGGGTCGGAGTAGGCCCCGAGCTTGGCAATGGCCCGTACCGGCGCACGCTTACGCGGACCTGTCACGAGGTCCGAGGTCATGTTCAGTTGTTCTTCGTTCTGCCCGTCTACCCGGTCTTTGGCTACCTGCTGGCTCACGCCGAACAGGAGCTGCCGGTACGAGCCTGCCCAGTAGCTCATGCTAGTTCCTCAAGTTGCGATACCAGCGCGCCACGTGCGGCTTCTGGCGAATGTTCAGCTTAGCCTGCCGGGTGTTGGCAGACGCCATGAGGGCGTACCAGCTAGCCCACTCGGCCTGAATGCCTTGGCTAGTCTGGTCCGGGCCGAAGTCGTTCACGTAGACCTCGTGTGCGGCGGCGTAGGCCACGGTATAGCGCACTACAATCGGCAGCTCCTCATACGCAATGTCGAGGATTGAGCGGCCCTTTACGGCGCCTTCGATCACTGGACTCAGTGAGCCAGAGTTTGCGATCCGCGTGCCAGCATACACGTACTCATCGGAGTCCGGGTAGAACATCAGCACGGAGTCAGGTAACTCGATCAGGCCATTGGTGTCCGGGGCCAGTTCTACATCGTAGGCATTGAACCACCAGCCACGCCCCTCAGTCAACAGCTTGATGCGGTTGTCCTCCAATGCTGGTACGATGACACCAAGCGTCGGGTACGGCTCGTCAATACTTGTTACTTCGCTCTCGCCTAGCTTGCGTAGGCAGAGGTTTACAGCGTCGAGTGTGTTCATTAGGATTCCCTTTCTTTAGCGCCCGAAATGCCGGAAGCTAAAAAAAGGGAGCTACCCGAAGGCAGCTCCCTAGTTCAACGCTACCGATTAGGCAGTGAAGGTAATGTCGTGCACAGCAACGGCGTCAGGACGACGCGCGCCGATGGCGTACGACTGGATGGTGTCCAGCACGTGGCAGAACTTCTCCTTCCATTCCCAGTAGTCGGCAGACACCGGGTGTACCTGGGCGGCAACCAGAGCCAGCGACGGGATGACGGTAATCATCTGGCGACGGGCTTGTGCAGCGGTCAGGTTGTAGTCAGCGCCCAGCGGGCTGGTGGTGATGGCGCCGGTAGCGAAGCGCGGGGTCTCGACGATGCGGACGCCGTTCATCATACCGATGCGACCAGCTACCAGCGAGTTACCGCCTTCGCCTGCACCGTACTCGATGCTGGTCAGCTGCTTGTGCTCCAGCAGCATAGAGAAGATTTCCGGGGTCACGTAGGTGATGCCTTCCGACATAACCTGATCGCCCAGATCGCGCTTAATCAGCGCCTCGATACCCTTACGATGCTCACGACGCAGGGTCGCGGCAGTGGCCTCGGCGTTGGCGGCAGCGGTACTGACAGAGGCAGCCAGCAGGAGACCATTGTTGAAGGCGCCTGCCAGATGTGCCGGGGCAACGAAGTCGCCACACTTCTGCAGGGTAATCAGACAGGCTTGGTCGAACTGGCGGGCCAGTGCAATGCCGTCCTCACGGGCAACTTCTTTGCGCATATCCAGCGAGGCGACCCAATCGTCGAACTTGTCGAACTGGTGGCGGGCGTACAGTACGGTATCCACCACGAGGTTGAACTTGTCCGACTTGACCTTGGAGACGTTCAGGTCTTCACCAGCCTTACGGCCGGCGACGGTGCTGGCGCCCACGCGGTCAATGCGTACTTGGTTGGTACCACGCAGGGTACGGATGTTGGTCACGCCAGCGAACTTGGAGGCGTACTGGAACGAAGAGTCAACGATACCGAGGTGTTCCTCGATATGCAGGTCAACGTCGGAGTTCACACCACCCCAATTCGGGCGAGTCAGATCAGCGAGTGCCATGTATTGCTTTCCTTATTAAAGACCTTGTTGGATGCCGAGACGGCGTGCATTCTGCAGCTTGGTGTACTCTGCATCACTCAGGTTGTGCTTGGAGATGGCCTTGACGTATTCGTCGCGGGTCAGTCCTTTCTCTGCGCTTGGTTGACCGAGGGCTGGGTCGTTATGAACAACGAGTTTACCGTTGGTCACAGCGAAGTCCACGATCTGCTTGAGCGCGTACTGCATGCTCGCCTTATCACCGCTGTCGAGCAGCTTGGCCATAGCGGCCTTGGTCACAGGGTCAGCAGTTTCGTTGAACACCTTGGCAGCAGCTTCGACTCGATCCTTGCCACCGGCGGCCTTAAAGACCTCAGCCTCAAGGGCGTTGCTGATACGTTCGGCGTGGCCGAGCAGCTGCTTCGCGGCTTCAACGGCCAGCTTGGCATTCTTCTCGCCCAGCTTCTCGACGAGATAAGCCTCGTCAATGAAGCGTGCATCGTCCTCGGCTGCGGCCTTGCCAAAGGCACGGTTCACATCCAAGTCGCCCACCAGCGTTTCCAGCATACCTGCAACTACGGCCGCCTGCGGATCGCCAAGCAGCTCAGCACCGAGCATATCGTTCAGGTTGGCGTACGAATCAGCCTGGGGCTGGTCGGTCGGCTTCTGATCGGGGACGGTGGTGTCTGCCTTCTGAGGTGGCTCGCCCACCTCTGGGACTTCGGGGGTAGGCTTCTGTGCAGCCAGTTGTGCGGCGCGCTCAGCAATGCCTTCGGGGAGGTGCTGCGTAGGGGCAGCCGGGGTAGACTCCGGCGCGGCTGCGGGAACAGCTGCGGGGGCCGGGGTCGGGAGAGATGGAATGGTTGGGATTACTTCCGACATTACATAACTCCGGGGATTGATTCAGTGGCGGCGAGTGCGCCTTGTGCCACGTCAAGACTTGCGTTTGCGGCTGCAGATTCCTGCTCAGCTTCGGCGGCGAGGGTGTCTGCATCTTTACTCAAGGTTTCCAGCGGTGCCGAGTTGGCGCGGAAGATGAACTCCACAACCTTCTCAGTGTCAAAGCGAGGGGATACCTCCTTCAATACCGGCACGATGGCAGCCACCTCTTGAGTGGCCTTGAACAAAGACTGCGCCTCGGCGGTCTGGGTCAGTGCTGGGATGCCCGTCACAACCTTCGGCCGATATGACTTCTGCACCAGACCCAACAGGAAGTCGGAGTCCTGTGCAACCTCGTACATCATCAGGT